AGGCGTTAGTGGCATCGGTAGTAGCAGAGGTGGCTAGACCGGTTACGGAACTAGCTGGGACCGTAGTCCACGATCCATCGGCTCTTAGATAGTTTACCGTACCTCCACCAGAGGCAGGAGCTACTCCAGCTACCGAAGCACTAAACAAGTTCGGAGTGATGGTTATAGTTCCAGAGGAAGTTACTGGAGAGCCAGAGACGGTTAACGCTCCAGACTGCACGCCACCGCTAGCTACCCCAATAGAAGATACGGTACCACCGGATGCTGGTGGAGTTGCCCAAGAACCATCCGCTCTCAAGAAGTTGCTAGTTCCACCACCGGAGGCTGGTGCTATACCTGCCACGGTGCTAGTAAAGGTAGGAACTCCTGTAATTTGCGACCACCCTATGGACAAAGAACTTTGCCACTGGGTAACGGCTCCTACAGGAACTTGAGAACTGGCGATAGTACCAGTGATGTCCGAGAAAGGAAGCTGGTCCCAGGTACCATCAGCTCTAAGGAAATTAGCCACTCCACCACCACTAGCAGGGACGTGACCTGGCTGAGTAGATGTAAAGGCATTAGAAGTGATAGCTATGGTACCGGAACTAGTAACCGGAGAGCCGGATACGGATATAGCTCCGTTAGCCGAGGATACCCCGACAGAGGTTACAGATCCAGAGCCTGTGCCTACGGCCAGTCCGTTAACGAATAGCCCTTGAGCGTTAATAGTGCCATTTCCCTCTGAGCCGCCAGTGGGCGCTCCAACTACAAGACCGCCTTGAATAGTCTGAGTACCGCCAGTGAACGTATTGCTCTGGCTAAGAGAAGCTGCGTCTAAACTAGCTACGTGAATAGCTTGAAATTCCCCGTCTAGATAAGCTCCAAAGATAGTCTTGGAAGGGTTACCGGCCGGAAGTGAATCTCGGAAAGTATAAGTTAAAACTTGATTATATGTAGCAGGCACTAGACCGTCCTCCCAATCTTACAATATATTTCCATTTGCTGAAGCACTACCGGTGTACCGTTAACCTGGAAATCAACTCCTACTTGCAAGTATTGACCTGTACCGGAGGCCGGTATTTCGAGATTAGTACCTTGAGTACCACCCCCGAACCCGTCAATTCCGAACTCTCCTATACCGAACTGAGCCGGGAGTCCAGTGTTCCAATTAATACTGGTATTGTTCCAAGAACCACTAAAATCCCATTGCCACCTCAAATTAGCGCTACCTGATCCTTGAATAGCTACTATAGCCTCTATCCTCTTTAGGACCTTTAAACGAGTATTGAGCTCGTCTCCTAGATCGAACCAGCAAGAGCTGTAAGAGGAGGTGTACGAGCTAGAATTATCCTGAGTGACGTTTAATTGATCCCCATATTGATAAAGCTGTCCGGCTTTACCCGCTAATAGAGTTTTTCCATCATGCAAGGTATACAGAGCTGTAGGGTAGAAATTATTCCATTTAGTGATCCTCCAAGTACCATCCTGAAGGTTCACTTTAGTATCGAAAACGAATATGTACTGAGAACTTGGAAACGAGATAATATAAAGACCGGCATATGGATCAAAAGAGGATTTAATATTTCCAATAGGCTCAGTCTGTGCTATAAGCAACAAAGCGTCACGTACGTTGTTTGAAATCTGTCTAATAGGATTAGATCGCTCAATAAGCAATCTTTGTAGGCTGGTTACCCCAAACTGGCTGAGAAATACTAGGTCGGTTCCGTTAACGTTCTGTACGCTATCTCTGGCTATACACCCCACTCCTGGAATAATGTCGTATACGTATATACCAGTAGGATCTAGTCCTATGGGAGAAGCCGTAGAACTGGTATAGATTATGATGTTCTTAGAGCCAAAGATTATCAGGAAGTTGTTGAAGGCAGCAAGGGCGACGATACTGTCATTTCCAGTTCCCCAGACTGACGTGAGGTTTATGCTTCCAGCACCCGTGATATTCCAGTTGGTAGCGTCCAAAAGGTTACAGTATTTGAGGACTTGTCCTGTACTATCTGAACCCCAGAGGCGCCCAAACGCACTAAGCAGCTCATTTCCATTCGGTACACTCCCGGAGGCGGCAGAGACTGCGGTGAAATTTCCAGTACCGGTGTACTGAATAAGAGGATGGCCGGATTGGAGCCCATAGCATAACCCATTAAAGTTTACGAATTTCCAGTTATCGGCCGTAGGAGTAAGTGTTCCTGTAATATTGGTAAGTGAAGTAGTACCAGCATAAATGCTATTGCCACCAGTACTGATAACGCTATTAGAACCAGAAATCGGCACATATTCGAAAATAGTCTTTACTATAGGCGAACCACTCATAGGAGTGGTATTAAGAGGAGATCCCCACCCGTATCTACTGGCTAGGATGCCCTCACTATTGAAAACCATATTATCTGCTTGGGTAGCCCATTGAGAAGGAAGCAGGTTATTGGATTGCTGAAGATTAAGCCCCCAAATACCAGTAGCCACTCTAGCTATAGGGCTAAGAGGGGCGTTACCAGTCAGTACTGGATAGGCACCTGACACTAGTACTGTCCCCCGAACGGAATAGCTACCTGCTGACCTTGGGCACTAATGGATTGGTCTTGCGATATAGCATCTACCAGTGTAGTCTCTACCTTTTGCTGGGTAAGGGTAATAGTCTCCCCAAGCTCCTCTCCTCGTTCATATAAGCAATATAAGTACGCTTTCTGAACTACCGGAGCATAAGGTACTAAAAGAGTATCCGTATCGTTTACTAGATCAGTCTGAGGATTAACCACCATACCGTTGAGGGTATAAGAATTATTAGGGATATTGTATAAAAGTAAAGTCTTGTTCCACGCACCAGCCGTAGGGGTTGAGGCGGATTGGAGTAGTTGCCACCACTGAGGGATATCATTAACAGCATTGTTCACCGTAACCTGATGGGTTACAATGTTCTCTAGAGAAGGCTCATAAGTGAGTAAGTTCTCGAAATTCTTAGTGGTATTAATCAATAGAGGAACGTTCCTGTACGTATCTATCCATAGTCTAGTCCTATCGGATAAAGGTCTTAAGGAACGAGTAATAAAGCTATTGGTTTCATAGCTGTACTGTCCTTGGACTACAGGTACGATGAACCAATCCATAAGGTGGGACCACTGCCAAGCGTCCTCTACTTCTCGCTTAGCGTCATTAATGAAAGCTCCCACCATCGAAGAATAAGAGGAGGCGCCGTTAGTGACGACGGCGCTCTCCCGAAGACGGATCAATACGTCATTTACCAATTGAAGGTATGTTCGTGCCACTATAGATCCTTTAGCCCTTAGGAGGCCGGAACGATCACGGAGAACCCGCGATCCAAGGCCCGGTTAGCCTCGGTCTGGACGACCGCTGCGCCGAAGGCCGTATCTGCCACGATGGCGTCCGAAAGGAACTCCACCTTGTACTGCGCCTGAACCCGAGGCTTAATCTGAGAGATCAAGATCATCGAGCTCTGGTGAGCGTAGAGTACCTGGCGATACGCCGTAGCACCGTCGGTAGCGTCGAACGAGGAACAATTCGAAGAGACGTACACGGGAGTACCGTAAAGGTTACCCACATAGCCGTTCCGAATTGGACTCTCACCACCACCTTCACCAACGAACGCTTGCTCAGTGAAGCGAGGGACGCCCAAGAGCTTCCTCTTGGTTACCGGAGGCACAACCCAAACGCGGTTGTCCCCAGGAACGTCCAGGTCATCGAGGCTCTGCATGAGCCGACGAATACCGTCGTCCGTAAGATCGGTGCCGTTACCAGTGTTCGTGTTCGCGGCCGGGTTCCAGGCAGTAATGCCGTCCCCACCGATAACTGAACCACCGGAAGCCTTCGAGTTCGGAGTACCGTAAACGATTGCGGCTCCGTTCTGAAGGGTCGCTGCCACCTGGTCGTGCAGATAGCTATCCACGGCAAGAGCCAGAGAATAAGCCATATCGTTCACGATAAACCGACGCAGGGAGGGAAGATTCTGTTTCTCGACGAGATCCGGAATCTGCTTACCCTGAACCCACCACTGATTGATAGCAATAGTGAAATCGTTGGTCGTCGGAGCAGTGAAAGTCACTGCCTGACCGGGGGTGCTAAAATACTGGGCCGCAGTACCACGGGTGCTGGTCGGGATGTGGACGGTATCACCGTACTTACCGGTGAAATCCATATTATCCACAAGATTTGCCAGCACTAGATTCTTCTTGTACCTTACAGCAAGCTCGTCCGACCAGAGTTCTGGGATGAAAAAGGACGTGTTGCTAAAGGTTAATTGACCAGTGCCTAAAGCCATAGTTAATTTACCTCAATTGGGGATTATCCCCTATATTCTACTTAATTCTATCTTCCGCGTAGGCGCTCAGATACTCTTTCTGGAATTCTGGATCTTCCCATCGAGCTTTAGCAGCCATGTCACCGTTCATAGCTCTAATCTGAAGTTCTGCTAGCTTGGCTCGGCTATACACAGGCTTGCCTACAGGCTCTCCTGGGCTAGATTTAACCGTAGTAGCAGCTTTAGTCTTATCCGCTATGTTCTTCTGTACACTCTGCTGAGCAGCTTTATGTTCGTTCCAAAGTTCCCACAAATCGTTACCGGCATCAAAGTCGTACTGATTTAACCCGGAGATGAGCTTCTTCCTAGCCGTTGAACCGGCTACCCAAGACTGAAACTCAGGATCTTGCACATCCTTGAGAAAGTCGGGGTGCTTGGCTTCAAAATCGTTCTGGCTTAGCTTCTTCTCTAGATTATCTAGTCTCTGAGCGGTAGCTGTAGCTACAGGCCGGATAGCCTGGTCTAAAGCTTTCTGAGGGTCCACTAGAAGTGTCTCAGCCGTTAAAGGCGGCTGTGCCTGGGGCTGCACGACTTGGATCGGATTGGTGCGAGGAATAGCGTTGGCGAGAGCCTGGGACTGAAGGTCGATGGTCTTACGAGCTTGGCCTAGTTCGTTACCCTGACGATGTAAAACCTTTTCAAGATTTACGTGCATCTGGATAAGATCATCTACGCTCTTTCCCTTAAATCTCTCTGGAGCCCCTTTCTCGATAGTCTGCATTTCAGTGTTCGAGGGGTCCGAGAGAGCGTCTCGGTATTCCAAATCAAAATTACTAGCGTCCGAAGAGTCGATATTAGTAGTCATATAGAAGGTCTCCAATACACCTTTAGGCGAGGTGCTTTATAGGATAGTGAGAAAGGACAGAGGAGGTATTAGCTAATATTCCTTAAGATTAGGAGCCCCATCGGCTCTACCACCTTTATCGGTCCTTTTTTGCCACTGCATCTTTGTCCATTTACCGGCAGCCGTAGGGAAATCAGTGGAACTGACTCCCATGTGCCTCCAGTCAATGTGAGGTGCAGAGATTTGCCTATCGGCCGTATCCCCACAATTAGGGCATTTAGCGGTATGCTCAAAGCTGTGAATCAGCTCCTCGAATAGTATTCCGCATTTACGGCACTTAAAATCGTATAGAATTAGCTTACTCATTAGGTTGTTCCTGAGCTTTCTTAGCAGCTTCCATTGCTCTTTCTAGTTCTACAATGTAGTTATAGACGTGATTAGCCCCCTGAATGCGATATAAGGCAGTAGGGTCTATCACGTTCAAAAGCTGGTCCTTTAGATTATTTTGCTTATTCTTAATATCGTCTACGAAGTCTTTCCACCCTGGGGTGGCAAACATCTTTTCGTAGATATCAAATACGTAACTATTTTCCACTGCTAGGTCCTCTAGGTTGTGGCTTGTTCATAGCCGCATGGTGAGTAAGCAAGTTCCCGTGATGCTGTATCTGGTTCTTCTCTTGTCCAAGAGTGTGCTGGGAACCAAGGGAGAGCATATCGTGGAGATGGTCTTGCTGATGTGAGTGCATCTCGTGAGCCAGCTTGCTGGCCCCAGTAGCGGCCTCAATAGCCTGGATATGGGTCTTTATGGGTTCCATAGCAGCCTTAGTATTAAGGTCCTTAGCCTTGGCCTGGCTAACCGGAACCTCGGCTTGTAGCTTGCCTACTTCAGCCTCCAGCTTGGCAACTTCGGCCATCATACCCCTCATCTGGATCTGGGCTTGAGCTTGCTGCATCTGCTGCTGTTGAGGATTGGGTTGCATCATGCTCTCAATAGCCTGGATGAGCATGGCTCGGCTGGGTCCACTATAGTTCTCGGCAATAGCCCGGAGAACCACATAGAAAGCCGGAGATTGGGGAGGAATGATGGCTAAGAGATTGGTCATTTGAGTCTGTTCGTACTCTCTTGCCATGATGGACATACAAGAGGCGACCTGGAACTCAGTGTTCTTCTTGTACTTCTGAGGATTAAGGGTCTGGTAAGCAAGATAGCTCTTACGGACTATAGGACCAAGGAAATCCTCGTCTATAGTCTGCATAGTGAGCTTTGCTCGCTTAATCATATTACCCATAGCCATACTAGCCGCTGAAGCGGTCTGAGGGCTAGAGGACATAGAAGAGGCTGGCTGGTCAAAAGTACCAGTAGCCATAGCAATCATGTTCGCTAGATCGGAGCTGTGCTCGAACATAGCCGGGTTAAGGGACCCGAACTCAATTGGTCGTATAATCTGCTCAGGATCACCATTAGTAAGCCAGGATTTACCTGGGCGAACTTGGAAGTTCAAGTTTCTAGGCAAACGAGAAGCATCAAAGCCTACCATCGGATAGGTCATAAGAGCCATGGCGTCTATTCTAGCGCGTATTTCGGCGTCTAGAGCCAACTGGGCATTATAAGCTTTTTCTACGACGCCTCGGCCCCAAAACCTGTTCGGGACTCTATCGTGCTGGTAAGCCACGAATCCGCGATCTCCACCAGGAAACGGGTTACGCTCTTTCTTGAGTAGAGCGTTTCCGTTAGCTATAACCACTATAGCTTCTATCATCTCATCCGGCTCATCCATTGGCATCTTATCCGAGTCTTGAAGCTCGTACTCGGACATTGGGCTTATTTGGGGTTCTCCTCGTTTCCCTTCGGAGTCGTTGAAGTATTTAGCCGGGACTTGTCCGTGGTACTCTGTGATG